GACCGCATCTTTGTGGCCGTCGCCGGCTTTGTCACGCGCCGGGCCGACCAGCGCTGGGCCGATCAGTGCCAAACCGTGTTCCCTGTAGCGGCGTAAGAGGGAGTTTTATTCTGCAATGAGTCTAGTGGGCGGTGCCGATCGTTGCCGCGCTGGCGACGGCGCTGGTGGCCGATAGTGAATGACGACGGCGACGCCTAAGGGAGGCCGTCAGCGGTCGCGCACGGGCAGCAGGCCACACAGGACAGGCATAACCCGGCCTGCGCAGCTCCACGCGACAGTCCTACTTTTACGCAAACGACGACTCGGATACCCGCACCGTACACATACAGGTCGTTTCTATACTACACTGACTTTGGCAGTGGTAGTGAAAAGGTGAAGACAGTGCGCTTGAACAGGACTGGTGTGATAAGAACCATAATGGCCGCGACCTTGCTGGCATGTATGTTGGTAGCGAATCCAGATCAGCGCAACGCGCATGCTGCAACACTACTCTTGCCGCCGCGTTCCGTGTTCTTCCTCCCGCCGACCCTGACTGGCCCGCCCTTTGCCGTGTACGGATCGCAAACATCTAGCACATCCCACTTTCCAAGCGGCGATGTCCTGATGACCTATTGGTGGTCTGTCTTGCCGGTAGGCATGAATAAGCCATCCACGGGCACATTCAGTGTGATGGTGATGCGCAGCGCGGCGCTGGCCGCGACCAAAAGCGCGAACCTCGATTCTTTGGCATCCCACGGTTGCATTGGCAATGATGCGGGGTGCAGCACAACCAGTCCTCCAAACACGCCGCTACTCGGGAAACCGGCTGGTGGGTGGTTACGCGGGGTGTGCAGCCAACCGACATATTGTGCCTTTGGAGGCGGTGCCGCCTATCGTAACGTCTTCTTTATGGTCGAAGTTGATTGCGAGGGGGCGCATGCCTCACGCTGCACAGGATGGACGGACCGCTTAATCCGCCTCTTGGTCGGCCACCTGGAAATGTACGCGGGTGCGCCCGACACGACCACGAACGAACCGCTAGCACGAGAGCCGGCCATCATGCGCCCCGTAGAACCCGCGCCACTTTTGCCACCCGCGTCACTCTTCCACTTCACGGACCTCGGCCACTATAACGGTGATGTGTACTCACACATAGACCAGGGCATACGCATTGATGACTGGACGCTTACCCCCTCGGGATTCACGGGGAGTGTAAGCGCGATGTACCACCTATTCTTTTACCGTAACAACAAGGACGCCTTGGCCGCGAACCAGTCTATAGAGGCCAAACTAACCAGTGCTCTTTCGCCGGCAAACCCGCAACAGGTTGACCTGCACCGCACCGAGTTAAATCCCCCTGAGCTCCAAGCCTGGATGCTTGCCTTACCCAGCATCCATTGCAACACGGATGCCGGTTTTGTTTTTCGCAACATCGTTGTCCTCATGGGAGTCAGCGCTCAAGACGACGCGGATATATGCTCCAGCAAGGTGCAGTGGACAGCCGACACGGAAACGCGCATCTTGAACGCTGCCGCAGCCTACGGCGCTACGCACTAAACCACAAGAAGCCACAAGCGCCGACTAGTTTATCGCTCAAGGTCGGGAACGCTGTCTGGTGCTCATGCGTCCTACTCATTAGCAAAGGTCATTAGCAGCGGCCAGTCCTCCCCGCATCGGAGCCAGCGAGTCATACACAACGGCCATTATGCTATCTTAATGTCAGTCAACTTTTAGCACCTTTGTTCGCAATTTATCAGATGAGGTGATCGCGTGATTCAAGAGACTCCCTTCAAGATTGACGAGTTGTCGTTCCGAGCGGGCAATTCTCAACCACGGACGTCACCCGGTATCCTCTCGGACAAACAACTCGACGGTATCGAGTTCATCTTCCGCACGTATAGCGATGAGCAAAAGGACCAAATCGACACGCTCTTTGCACGCGGAACGGTGACTGTCGAAGACCCGTTCTCCGGCCGTACCTACGAGGCGACGATCCATCTAGACACGACATCGTACTCGCCGGGCATGCCCGAGACAACCTACAGCGGATACGTCAATGAGATTGACCATGCGCCCCACGTCGATGATATTGAGATCGACGGACGGCGCATGAGCCCCCTGCACTACCACGAAGAAGCGAGAGATGGTGCTGTCTTCCGGCGCGCCTTGTTACGCCTCTCGGGTGACGAGATAGACTGGATTCGCCCCCTCATTAAAGCGGGCACAACAACCTTAAAGAGAGTCGGCGTCGACGATGCCCCTTTGCACCTACAATTCGTGGGCAGGCCCTACTGGTCGGTTCACAACGATGACGATGGTAAAACCATCTACTATAAGCAAATCGTCAACTTCGCCAACCCCGCCCCGCCTGATGTCGTCGCCCCTGACAATCCCTACAGCCTGCTCGCCAAGGCGCCGGATCAGGAGGCTTTACGTATCGGGCTCGTCTACCTTACTGCCCAATTTGAGGCGCTAGTAAACGAGCTTAACCGCGACGGCACCCTTTCCGATGCTGCGAAAGCACGGCTCTTGACCGGCGACATCATATCCATAATTGGCAAAGATCGGGCTGAAACGATCCCTTGGCTAACCGTTCACCTTGATGATGCCGAAGCCCAATTCAACTAATTCAAACGGTAGAGGCTCTGTGGCCGCCCCACTTACCCCTCCACGCATTTGGGGGAGGGTAGGCACAAGGCAAGGCCATAGTATAGCGTAAGAGTTACAAGCCCGTGTGAAACAGGCGTGCTTCGTGTTCTATGTGCAACATTAGGAGGTCTTTAACCATGGACAAAAGCCAATGGATACGCATTGGTGATGATGCGTATAATCTAGACCACTTCAGCGACATTCAGTTTGGCCAACATGCTGATACTGGTGATTTTATTGCTGAGATGACAACGGGTACTCTCAACACGCGAAGTATCATCGTAACGGGTTCATATGCTCGCGAGCTGCAAGAGTACATACGCCGTGAACTCCCGTCGATTGGAGATAGCGCCGGTACTAGTGGGTCACGCCCCATTTAGGTGGAATTGATGCGTAGCAGCCCATCGCGGTTGCTACGCACCCCGTGACGCTCGTTGACTAGCCGGGGGTGGCAATTTGACCAACTCCAGTTAATTGGGGCGTGACCCACTAGTTAGCCGTTCCGACCGCTGTGCCCCAATCATACGTATCGTCATCCTCGTCATCCGCAGCCCGCCCTGCGGCTGTCGGCCAGCGGCGCGGCGCGGGTTTGTCGGGGAGTCGAGCCTCTTGTGCGCGCTCAGTACGTCAGGTCATGTCAGGCGGCGGCGGTGTCGTCGTCGAGCAGACAGACATCAACCGCACAGGGGCGACCATCACGGTCCACCCCGTCCACAAACGAAAGATGCGTCCCCTCCTCTAAATCATCGAAGGAGACGCCGCGCAGGGCTCGCGCATGGAAGAAGAGCGCTTCCCGGCTATTATGGGGCGCGATGAAGCCAAAGCCGCGGTCGCATACAAGGCGTGTGACCGTACCGTCGCGCCGCGCGGGCTGCATATTTGCTACTGTGTCGTCGTCCATGGTCCTGGTGTTATCCTCTTCGTTGGTGATAAGCGCGGGGTTTTGGCCCACCGCCTGTTGTGTCTGTAACGCAGCCATCGGACTAACATCGACGGCGCGCGCCCTCTCCCCCACATTGCCGGGCGATTCGCGGTAGCGCACACGATCGCCTACGCGCAGCCGTGCAAACAGGTCGCCGGCGGCGAGCCCCGATGGAGCCAACCGGGAGAAGTGGAAAAATCTCTCGGGGCCACCCGCAGCCGGGCATAGGAAGCCGAAGCCGTGCCCAGGGCCGCCTCCGGCCCGCAATCCGGTGATGACGCCTTCGAGCGCCGAGCGCTGCACGCCGAACGCGGCGGGACCCTGCGCGGTCATAGCCACCTCGAACGTCATATGGTCTCCTGTGCGCAGATCCTCGATCGGGGTGCCCCCTACGACCGCGCTGGCATGAAAGAAATAATGGCCACCACTTTCGGCCTCAATGAAGCCGTACCCGTGTGTTTGACCTAATGTGAGCACGCGCCCTTGCATCTCTACCGTACCTCCATCACACGTCCTCACGGGCCGCCCACGACTATCGACGAGCGGCCCTGAAACGCCTACCGTGCAGCACGCCGCCGCGCCGGCTTGTCGTCCTCCTCTGCCTGTTCGGGCTGCGTGGACCACGCCGGCGGCTCTGGCATGGCGTAGCTCTCGATGAGGGCCGCGCCCTTGCATTCCCACACCGCTGCGGACGCGGTGTGGGACACGGTGTGGGCTTCTTCCTGAATCTCTTTCAGCCGCGCGTCGGCGAACATGTGGACGTACCGCCGCGCCAGGTCGACCCGCCGGGTTTGCCACTCGTTATGCAGCTCACGTTGGCGCTGATCATACTCGATCCCTGTGATGTCGCGCCGTTCCCTGTAGCGCGTCTTGAGGGCTTCCAATCTAGCGTTATAGAGCGCCTTGGCCATCTCTTCGAGACGCTGCTGCTCGCGCTGGATCGCGTCCTGACGTGCCCTGATGGCCGTGCGCAGCGCAATCGGTGGGTCGACCAGAACCATGATCTTCCGCGCTTCCCATTCCCGGCGGTGCTTGATACTGAGGTCGGCATCGCGCGCCTGGTTAATCAGCGTGTTTTGCACCTGCTGGAACGCGGCGTCCGCCATCGTTTGTGGTGAGTTGAAGTTAGTCATGCTATCGTGTCCCCCTTTAGCCAAGGATCTCGTCAATACGGCGGTAGGCCCTCGTTAGTCGCGCCTCAGTGAGCGACGACATGGCGGGGGTGGCCGGTGCGGGCCGTGGATCGGACCGAGCCACGCGAGCAGCTATGGCTGCTCCCAGTTCGTCCATGCGCTCACGCATGCCCAAAGCGTCGTCTGAGGTTGGCATCGGATCGTACCCATAGCCTTCGTAAAGCTCTGTGTTGAACGACTGCGACTCACGGAGCACCGTGGGCGGCGCGGCGCGGCGCGCGGCCAGTACACGACGCGCCGCGCCGCTTTTATCGAGGACGCCTTGGATGTCGTCCAACACCGATGTCCCGTTACCGGGTTGTGCCACCGCCGCCGGCTCTGGGGTGGATGCGCGGGTAGGCGAAAGCATGTCGTCGAGCATGGCGTGTAGCGTGGTCGCCGTTGCTGGCGTGGGTCGATTGGTTGTGGTGCTCATTAGTCTGTTTCCTATTAGTGTGCGGCGGTCACTTAACCGCCGAAATAGCGACGCCACTCCGATAGCGCCTGTCGGTGGGGGTCCAAGGGTGCCTCACCGGCGATGTGCACGCGGTAGTCGCCTACGATGTCCTCCAGGTAGACGATCTCCGTGGTCTCAATCTCGGGGGCTCCTTGTGTTGCCAGGCCAATCGCCGTCACGAGGTCATCGTGGGTCCCGACCCGGAAGGCCCCATACTGCTCATTGGCGTCCTCCGACACCTTAATCTCGTAGTTCAGCAATTCCTCCGTCAGGGCGGCCGCCTCGCCCGTCTTGGGCAACAGCAGCCGGTCGGTCTGTAAGAGGGATTGAAGGCGGGACACGAGCCACCCTTTACCGAGCGCGACGCTGCCATCCTCGCGCTCGGTGCGCCTATCGCCGTGCGTGAAGTAGACGGCAATAGGCTGGACACCCGCGCGCGCGAGCAGGTCGACCACCGGCTGGCCCACGCCCGTCGCGTCTACATAGAGGACGATCTCCGGCAGCGCGACCGTCGCCGTCTGGTAGACACCATTCACCGGGTCGTATTCCATCTGTGGCCCCTGCGGGGGCGCCGCTCGTTTATGGAGATTCGTGACGACACCGGCGATGCGCTCGGCAACGACGGGGTACGCGGTGCCCAGCGGCAGGCGCTCGGTGCGGCGGATGGTGTAGCGCTCTTCCACGCCACGGCCGTTCGGGGTCGCCTGCCACACCGTTTCGGCCACGGCGATGGCCGTGGGGTCCCGCTTCTGCCCGATGTCCACACCGATCGTTATAGGTCCCATACGTCAATGTCCTCCCTAAAGGCGCGCTCAACGTCTTCACGCCGGAACGCCTGCGTCTCAGCCTCGCTGAACTGACACATGTACTCCTGGTCGTACCACCACTCTCCCATGTTGCGCCGCTCTTCGGCCAGGAACTCCTCCGAGATGCGGGGACACAGCGGCGCCGGCACCTCGTAGCGCTCCCACGGCTCCACGCCTCGCCACGCCTCGTAGAACCATCCCCGCGTGCCATGGGGCGTGGACAGGGCCAGCATCCGGCCCCCGCTGACCGCCAGCATGGGCCGGACGCTCATGTACAGGCTCTCCGCGACCCAGGCCGCCTCGTCGATGACAAGGAGGTTGACGCCGCTGTACCCGCGAATGTTGCCGTCCTTCGAGCCGGGTAGGCTCACGATGCGGCTACCGTTATCGAGGGTCAGTGTCAACGCCGTCTCGGATTCAGGAGCGACCGGACGCCCCAGATCCCGATAGACGCCGATGCACTTCTTGAACAACTCGCCACTTTGACGGAGCGAGGGCGACAGCAGCAGTACGAGGCTCCCGGCCGTGTACAGGGCCGTGTGCAACGCCACAACGCTCGTGATCGTTGACTTTCCCGATTGGCGGCTACAGTTGAGCAGCAACCGGGCCGCCGTGGAGCGCAACACGGTGGCCTGCCACGGGTCCGGCGCCAAGCCCACCTGCTTGGCCAGGAGCACCGGATCGAGGGCGCGGGCCAGGTCGGACGCGATGGCCGATGAGACAGCCATCACGCCGCCCCGGTCACAGGACCGGCCTCAATGGACACCAGGGCGGCTGTGACGGCCCGCCGCGCCTCGGGATGGGGCGCCAGGGCCGTAAGCAGCGCGGCGCGTACCTGCAACCACTCAGGGGCCATGAGGACGTTGACCTGGGGCCGCTCGTCGAGTTGCCCCAGCAGCTTCGCCAGGAGCTGCGTCTGCCCGGTAAGCTGCTGGGCCGTCTTTAGCACCAACTCGCGCGGGTCGGCATACTTCGTGTCCCAGCGCTCTACGGCCACGCCAGAGCCCTCCACGCGGGCCAGGAGCCGGTCGAGTGACTCCTTGCGGCGCTGGGGCCTGCCGTCGTCCCCTGGGTGCTCGTAGGTCACGAGGATGTCTCCGGCGCGTGGGCCGATGTCGTAGCGCGTGGGATCGTCGGCGTCGCGTAGCCAGCGATCGCAGGCGTCGAAGAGCAAGTTGACGCGCTGGAAGCACCGAGCCAACTCCTCCATCACGTCAAGGGCGTGCGCCCCGTCGGCGACTTGCCGCGCTTCGGTGAGCGTTTTAGGCAGATGCGCCGCTTTATGGCGCTCTACCGCATCCGGTGAAACGCGGTATAACGCGGCAACTTCTCGGCACGCTGTCCCACCCACCAGCGCCCGGTCAATGGCCTCGTGCTCTGGACGCGTGCAGATGGTACAGACGCGGGGCATGGTTTTCTCCTAGTCGTCGATCGCTACAACCGCGTCCTCAGCAGCTGCCAAGACACGACTCGACAGCGTTGAGACATCGGTCAGCAGCGTCATGACGCGAACCAAGCAGGTCCCGATGTCTCCCGGCGAGGCCATGCCCTCGCTCGGATCGTCGGGGACAAGTCCCCTGCACGCCGTCTGGGCGGCGTTGACTTTGAGCTTGAGCTGGCGGTCGATCTCGTGCGCCGCATCGAGGCGCTCGCGGTACGTTCTACTGGTTGTCTGAGCCATACTTATGCTCCCCGTCGATACGACGCGGCGGCGGCGTTCCGTTTGGCGATCGCCGGCGATACACCCTCATGCTCCTCGTCGTCATCGCCAGTAGCGCGTGAAATCAGATGGACCGGGTGATTGAGCAACCACTCAACGTCGTCCTCATGGACTAAAACGCCTTTCCCAATGCCCATCTGGTAATCTATGCCGCTGACGATCAACCTATCCGCGAGCGGTTGATAGGGCGTATCAACCCCACGCAAGGCACAGGCAGCGGCGTGGGCCGCTCTCTGCTCGTCTTCTGACATGCCGGGGATGGTGGCCTGAAGCTCGGCCACGCGCGACTCGTTGTCTTCGTCTGGCACCGTGACGGTGATGGAATGCGCGACGAGGGGGCCTGGAAGTCGGCTGCCTCGATAGACGAGCACCTCTTCCTGCGGCTCCCTTCTCTGCCTAGATGTGACCGTGCGCCGGCCCGCGTTTGGGTCGGCCAGGTGCGCCAGGTCACGATCTAACTTAGTTTCGGCCTGGAGCGTGTCGCCTTTGGCAAGGGCGCGTTGCTCGGCCGCGAATCGCGCTTCATCGGCGCGTGAGAGGGGTGTGGGCAGCGCGTCGACCACGCTGTTTCGCGGAACGCGTGTGACCGCTGCCTTGGCGCTGACGGCGCTTGCACGTTCGCTGCGGCTGGGTTTCGTGGGTGTGGTTTGTCGGCGTGGCATGTCGTTTTTCTCCTTGTGGGGTGTTGGTGTGTGATCCGCCGGCAACACAAGGCCGGCGCGTTTTAACTGGCAGCGTATCTTGGCGTAGGCGCGGTAGTCGCTGGCCGTGCCGCTCACGACGATGAGCGGCGATCCCCTCGACGGCGGCGTCAGCATGAAGTGTCCCGACCTCCGTGGCGAGCGCCCCAGCCTTGCGTACGAGCAAGCGCGAGCAGGTGTGTGATGTCGTCCATGTCCTGCGTCCTTTCCGTCCTTTCGTGCCTGTGACGTGCTCTCGTGTCCTGTGAGAGCCTTGTTTGCCTTTAGGGATGTATCGAACTCATATCTAGCGCGCGGGTAAAGGGCGCGCCATCGTCGCTCTTGAAGCCCGCAATAGCGATGGGGCCAATACCAAGCGTCGGACTGTTGCCACCGAAGCTCACGCCAGGGCGCAACAGGAACGCGATATGGCTAAACCCTTGCTGGAACGAGTCGGACGCCGCATAACAAAACAGAAGATCCCCTGGTCGCGCCTGCGACGGATCAATCTCCTTGGCCCCGTGGTTCAGGAAGTAGAAGAACTCACCGTTGGGACCAAGGTCGCCATTTGACCCATCACCCGATGCGGCGCTTGCCGTCAAGAGGCCGGTGAACCCTTGCACGGAGAAACAATGCGCGACAATCCCACTGCAATCGTAGTACGATGGACCCGCGTCGTATGACCGATAATACGGCCCTTGGAGCGTGAGTGCTGTGGCGAGCGCCCGCTGTGCATAGGTGGTCGGATGCCCGTTGTACCCCGGCGTCGCATCGGCCACGGTCTGCCCGTTAGAAGCGGTGCCTTGCGGTCGCGTTGGCGGTCCCTGCACCATCGAGGTACGGCCACCCGCACCTGTCGATCCGTTGCCTGTCCCCGTGCCACCGCCATTGTCCCCCGATCCCAGCGTGATGATCGTGGCGTAGGCTGTACCACCCCTCGATTGCAGCCCAATAACGCCAGGGTCTTGCCCCTGCGGAGCGGCCACGACCGTGTACTGATGCGATGGTCCGACCCACTGCCCGCCACCGCTCACCGTCTGCCGCAGCTCGATGACCGCGCCCACGGGCAGCGATGAGGACGACGCCTGATTGACCGCGAGACCGTGTTGTGCCTGCACCGTGAGCGGCGTCGTCACCTTCGCATTGTTGGTCGGGTCAAAGGCCAGGAATGGAATGTTGTCTTGTGGCCCGTACGACGGATCGACCTTGAGTACGGGGTAGGAAACACCCCCGACGTACGGGAATCGGTTCCCTGGCGCCCGCCCAAAATTAAGGCCGAGGGTGCAGACCCATTGTCCGCCCCATTGACATAAATATGTCACGCTGGTTATGTAGTAGCGCGTGACGCCCTGGCCCTTACGGGCGCCGGGCACATCAACGAGTGTGCCCAGGCGGTACTGCGCGGGGTCAGCGATAACGATGACCGAGGCCGTCGCCGCGCCGCTGGCATATTGATCTAAAAGTGTCTCGGCCAAAAATTGAGCGCCCGCGGGCACTTGGTTGTTTGTGGCGCTTGGGCCACCAAGTATCCACGGCGCCGGAATGACGAGGGGGCGCGACCCCAACTGGTCGGCCATGCTCTGCGGCGCGTAGGCGTGCGCCGCCGTTTTGCCCGTGACCGGGAACGGTCCCCAGCGCACTTCAACGGACGTGACAAGGCCCGTGTCGCCATTGCCGTAATCGACGTGTAGCATGTCCTCTAGCGGAATCTGCGGGATATACTTTTGCCCGCTGCCGAGAAAGCCAACGCGGCGATAGTGCCCGTAACCGTCCTCATCAAAGAAGAACTCTAGGCCCGACGAGGCGAGCATTTGTTGGACGGGCGCACTCCACGTCTGCTGGTCAGGGTTGATCATCGTGGATTGCGCGATGGACGGATAGAGGCCCGTGCCGCTGTCGGCCACGGGGTCAAAGGTAATGTTGGCCGGATTGTAGCCCACGGCCCGCGCTGAGTACCTGACCACCTCGGCGCCCGCGACGTTGCGCATACCCGCCATGGCGAGCGCCAGCACATCGCCGCCCGATTGGCGACCCACTTCCCACTTCTTGTAAGGGCCACGGCACTTGAGCGACACGGTGCGGCCTGCTGATGGGTCGTGGATTTCGCGGCACTCATCGAGGTAGCCCGCCCACGCGCCCGCCACAACGCCCCTGCGGTTGCGTAGGCGCACCGTTACCGCGTCCATGGCCTGCGGGTTCACCGTGTCCATCACGGTGCCCGTGGGGTCGTGCAGCGTGATGGTGGCCTGTGAGGACGTGTTGGTGGTCGCCAGGAGTCCCTGGAACTCGGAGAGGGTGCGCAGTTGCCATGAGAGGGTCGCGGGTTGGCCAGGTGTGCCGGCCTTCGGGTTCTTGCGCGTGAGGGTAATGTCATATGACGGGGTGAAACTCCATACGCCCATAGATACGCCGCCTTTACTGCGCCAGCAGTGGAGTCGCTACGACGACGGTCCTGGGCGCCGTACGTTCCTCGACGAGGACCTCGGCGCGGGCCGCGATCTCTTCGTGCGTGACCTGCAACGCCATCTCCGCGAGTGCCATATATACTTCGATGGTGTTACACAGCTCACAGACCATCTGAGACTGAACACCGTTATACTCAATCAACGCCGAGGCCGCAGGCCGGATGGTCGTCCAATCGGGGGCCTCACCCCGCTCTACCGCCTCCTGCTGCCTGCCCAACAGACGCCATACCTCGTAGTAGCGCGGCTTCATAATCTCACTGTGGCCATGCGCCAACGCGCGCAATCGTTCTTTCAGTGCCTGCCCCTCGGCCAGCAGACGCAGCCGCTCGGCCGTCACCGCTTGGCCCCGTGGGACGCCGTTCATAGTCAACCTCGTCATGCGTGCGCTTCCTTCGTCTCTATGTACCAACTACCGCTAACGCCGGATTGGCCTACTTGATGTGGCCCGGCAAATGAAGCGGCAGGCCCACGGTCGGTGACGTGTTCTCGGTCGGACCATAACTTTGCGCGGCAACCACCTTGCGTGACGTATTGATGTTGTGCTGTGTCTTGGTTTGCCCGACCTTCTGGCCGTTCTGGTCTTGCACCGTCACCGTAATACCAAGGGTATGCTGCACCTGCTCGGCGCTCGACGTGATGCCCGTGCCGTAGTCGCGGCCTTGCCCTGGCTTGCCCGTTACGTCCCATCCACCCGGACCCGCGTTATATTAGACTCATTGCAGAATAAAACTCCCTCTTACGCCGCTACAGGGAACACGGTTTGGCACTGATCGGCCCAGCGCTGGTCGGCCCGGCGCGTGACAAAGCCGGCGACGGCCACAAAGATGCGGTC